CGTTTTCCGTGTGGTCCCGCGGGACCTTTAAGACCATGACAAAGGAGGCAAAGCGGGTTGAACACGCTTGACCGAATGATTGCCGCAGTATCGCCGCAACGGGCCGTGAAGCGCGCCGCCGCCCGCCGGAAGCTGGAAATACTGGACAGCGGGTACAGCAACTACGGCGCGTCACAGACAAAAAAATCAATGCTGGGCTGGTTGTATGGCGGCGGGTCCGCAAAAGAGGATATACAAGAGAACCTTTCCGTCCTCCGGCAACGGTGCCGCGATCTTTACATGGGCGTACCGCTGGCAACGGGCGCGCTGAAAACGTGCCGGACAAATGTTGTCGGCGCGGGGTTGCGGCTGAAAAGTCAAATTGACTATGAGGCGTTGGGAATGGATGAAGAAACAGCCCGCGACCTTGAACGCAAGATCGAGCGGGAATTTTCCTTGTGGGCGGATTCCCCGGCCTGCGACCTTGAACGGCTGGACAATTTCTATGAACTGCAACAACTGGCTTTTCTGAACTGGCTTATGAGCGGCGACGTGATCGCCACGTTGCCAGTGACAAAGCGGGTGAACTGCCCGTATGACCTGCGAATCTGTCTGATTGAGGCGGACCGATTGAGCAACCCGAACGGGACGGTTGACCCGCATTTCGTCGGAGGCGTGGAAACCAACGACGCGGGCGAGGTAATCGCGTACCATATCAGCAAGCATCATCCGTTGTCCTACGACGCGAGCGAATACGGGTGGACGCGCGTTGAAGCATGGGGCGCAAAAACAGGGCGGCGGAACGTGCTTCACATTATGAACCGGGAGCGCATCGGGCAAAGGCGCGGCGTGCCATTTTTAGCCCCTGTCATTGAAGCGTTGAAGCAGTTGGGCCGATATACCGACGCGGAACTTGTCGCCGCCGTGGTTTCCGGCATGTTCACAGTGTTCATCGAAAAGGAATCCGCGTCCAGTGACGGAACCTTTGGCGAGATCATCCCGGAGGAAGCGCAGGTGGACGCGGGCGACGACAGCACGATTGAACTTGCGCCCGGCGCAATCGTGGACTTGAACGAGGGAGAAAAGGCGCACGACATGAACCCCGGCAGGCCGAACACGGCGTTTGACGGGTTCGTGGTTGCGATTTGCAGGCAGATCGGCGCGGCCCTCGAAATCCCCTATGAACTATTGGTAAAGAACTTCAACGCGTCTTACAGCGCGTCCCGCGGGGCGTTGCTGGAAGCGTGGAAAATGTTCCGAATGTACCGGACATGGCTTGCAAATGACTTCTGCCAACCGATTTATGAAGAATGGTTTGCGGAGGCCGTGGCAAAGGGACGAATCCCCGCGCCCGGATTTTTTGGCGACCCTATCATTCGCAAGGCATACACAGGCGCGGAATGGAACGGTCCGGCGCAGGGGCTTTTGAACCCCGTGCAGGAAGTGACTGCGGCGGAAAAACGGGTACAGAACGGATTTTCCACCCGCGACCGGGAAGCAATGGAAATGAACGGGTCCGATTTCTACCGGAACGCCGCGCAGATCAAACGGGAAGAAAAAATGTTAAGGGAGGCGAAAGCAGATGGCACAGGAACAGAGCCGGGCGCAGGCCCAGCACAAACAGGTAAAGAATAAGCATTTCTGGACGTTCCGGGCCGCGGCGGGAGATAACGCCGCCCCGGAACTGATTTTATATGGCGATATTGCTTCCGAAACGTGGTGGGGCGACGAAGTGACCCCGCGGAAGTTTACGGAGGAATTGGACGCGCTGGGGGCGGTCCCCGAAATCGTTGTCCGAATCAACAGCGGCGGCGGAGACGTGTTCGCCGCGAATGCGATTTACACCCGCCTAAAGGATAACGCGGCAAAGATCACCGTAAAAATCGACGGATGGGCCGCGTCCGCCGCGACGATCGTTGCAATGGCAGGCGACGTGATCGAGATTCCGGGGAACGGCGTTTTCATGGTGCATGACCCGTCCTTGGGCTTGCTGGGCTACTTCAACGAAGCGGACCTTGCAAAGATGACCGAGGAATTAAAAGTGGTCAAACAGTCTATTGTGAACGCTTATGTTCTGAAAACCGGAAAAGACGCGGCGGAGGTTGCCGCGATTATGGCGGCGGAAAGCTGGTTTGACGGGAAACAGGCGGTTGACGCTGGCTTTTGCGACAAGCTGATGTTTGAGGACGCGGAAACCACCATTGAAAACGCCGCGAAAATCGTTGTCAACAGCGTTTCGCTGGACCTGAACCGTTATCCGAATATGCCGATTTCGTTGTTAAACCGCACGACGGCTCGCGCGCACGGCGGTTTTTCAAATAAACCAACCATAAATGAACCGAAAAGGAGCGAAGAGAACATGGACGGAATCAAAGACATTAAGACCGTGGCCGACCTGAAAGCGGCTTTCCCAGACCTGACAAAGCAGATCGAGGAAGCGGCAACCGACGCGGAGCGCAAGCGCATTCAGGACATCGAGGACGTGGCGATTGCGGGCTATGAAACCATCGTGGCGGACGCAAAGTTCAAGACCCCCATTGCCGCGGGAGACGTTGCGAAAGCAATTCTTGCGGAGCAGAAGAAGCAGGGCGGCAAGTACATTCAGGACCGCGACGACGACGCGCACGCGAGCGGAGCGGGCGACGTTGGAACCGGAGGACAGCGAGAGGGAGCGGGCGGCGACGGCCCCGATGAAGTGGACGCGGCCATTGACAAGCTGTTCCCCGACGTGAAGTAAGGAGGAAAGAAGCATGTACGAGATTCAGAAAGACCAGACAAGCCCGGTGAACTTTTTTGCGGGCGATTATCCCGTTGCAACGGCGGTCCGCGAGGTTTCGAGCGGGAAGAGCGTCAAGAAATACGACCCCGTGAAGCTGGTTGGCGGAAAGGTGGAACCCGTCGTCAAGGTGGAGGCGAGCGAGGCGAACAGCGGAAGTACAATTCCGGCGAAAACGGAGTACGAGAACACCACGGCGGGAATCTACGGCATTGCGGCGGGCGACGCGGGAGCCGGAGAAGATGTCGTTGTTTACCTGACGGGCGAATTTTTCGCGGACGCAATCAATCTCCCGGACAGTGTGACCGCGGAAACCCTGACAACCGCATTCCGAAATATCGGAATCTTTTTGAAGTAAAGGAGAGGAAACGAAATGGGAATCGAAACTACCATCTATACCCCCCGCACGCTGGGGAAACTGGTTCGGCGTATGCCCCCGGTGCATACGTTCTTCCGCGATACTTTTTTCAAGAACCGCCGGACGTTCAACACGAAGAGCGTTGACGTGGACTTCAAAAAGGGGTCCCGCGCCCTTGCGCCCTTTGTTCATCCGAAAGTGGGCGGGAAAACCATCCTAAACACGGGCTATCAGACGAAGAGTTACACCCCTGTTCTGCTGGCCCCGAACAAGATCACCACCGTTGACGACCTGTTGGAGCGGGCCGCGGGCGAGGACCCTTACAGCGGCAGAAAGCCCGCGGAACGCGCCGTGGAAAAACTGGCGGAGGATTTGCGGGAACTGAACGAAATGATCGTGCGCCGGGAAGAGTGGATGGCGGCGACAGCGATCTTTACGGGGCAGATTCCGATTGTTGGCGAGGGCGTGAATGAAGTCATCGACTTTGACTTCACCAACAAAGAAACCATCGTGTCCGCCGAAAAGAAGTGGGACAACGCGCAGAGCGACCCGCTGGCAGACATTGAGCGGTGGCACGAAATCGTACAGCGGGAAGGTTTCGTGAACTGCAATGTCTGCGTCATGGCGAAAGATGTTGCAACAGCGTTCATTAACCACGCAAAGGTTAAAGAAGTGCTGGACGTGAAAGCCTATGATCTTGCGGTCATCAAGCCCCGGCAACTTCCGAACGGAGCAACTTACATCGGCACGTATCACAAGTTGGGGCTTGACTTCTATCAGTACAACGAATGGTATCTGGACGACTGGACGGAGCCGGGCGAACCGGAAAACAAGCCCATTGTACCGGACAAGCACATTGCTTTGCTTTATACGGAGGCGGATTACTCCATCTACTACGGCGCAATCACTATGATTCCCGAAGAGGGCAAGGGATTTGTCACCGTGGAGGGCGACAAGGTGCCGCAGACATGGATTGAACGCCGCCCGGACCGCCGCTTCCTGCAAATCAACAGCAAGCCGCTGACCGTCCCCCATGAGGTCAATAGCTGGTACGTGGCGCAGGTACTTTAACCATGAATTTCAAAGATCAGGTGGAGCGGGATTTGACCGCCGTATTCCACAACAGCCGGGAACACGCCGACGTTGTGGAATTCTGGATTGACGGAATCCGCTACAAAGGCCCGGTCATCATCGACGACGGCGGGGCGCAGGACCGGAAGAAACCGTCCACGGACCACGTGGACGGTTTGATTCTTGTCGATCTTGTCATGTATGTTCCGCTGTCCCTGTTGAAAACCATCCCGCAAAAGGACCTGAACGTGGAAATCGGGGATTGCCTGTACCGAATCACAAAGGTTCACCCGGAAGCCGGGGAAATCGTGCTTTACATGGAGGCGTTGACCGAATGATTCAGATTACAGCCGACCAGATCGAGCGGGTGAACCTGATTCTTTCCGGCGTTCCAAAAGGTGCGGAAAAGGCAATGGCAAGCGTCATCCGCCGGGCCAACAACACCGTGAGATCAGAAGCCCTAAAGGGCATCACGAGCGTTTACGCAATCACCCGGCAGAATGTCCGGGCAGATACCACAATCAAAGTGCGGACGCAGAAAGTGGACGGCGGGGTTGTGGGAATGGTATCGTTTGCCGGGTACAAAATCCCCCTTTACCGCTTCAATGTCTCCCCGACCCTCCCTGTCCAGCGCGCGACCGTTTCGGCGGCGGTGCTGGCGGAGAGCGGGCGAACCCCGTTTGCACACGCATTTATCGCAAAAATGAAAAGCGGTCATACGGGCATGTTCGAGCGGGACGGGACAGGCAGACTTCCGATCACCGAGTTCATGGGGCCGTCCGCCGCACAGATGGCGGCGAACAGTGTAGTTGTGGAGCAGGTGGAGGAAAAGGCGCAGGAAGTCATAAACAAGCGGATTGAACATGAAATCACCCGGATTCTGAACGGTTACGGAGGATAAGCCATGACACCTTTAGACCTTTTGGACGTGCTGGAAGAGTTCGTGCGGCGCGAAACAAAGGACATGCTTTTACCTGTCCGCGTAGACCGCCGGAGCGGAGAGCCGAAAGAGCGGCCCGCGGAAATTTACAAAATGCGGTTGCCGACCAAAAAGGCGCAGACCGAGCGCGTCCCCTATCTGCTGTTGCAGTACATCAAAAGCACAGACACACAGGAGCCGGGACAGGAACCGGAAAGTGTTTGTACGGTACGCATCGTCGCCGCGACGTATTCGGAGGACGAAAGCGAGGGCGCAACATGCGTCCTGAACCTGCTGACCCGAATCCGGGTTGCCCTGTTGAAAGACGGCGTGATTGGAGAGCGGTACATGCTGAAACCGCCCCTTGAAATGATTGTGTACCCGGATGGAACGACAGCCCCCTACTATTTGGGGGAAATGATGACGGAATGGGAAATGCCAGTTGTAGAAAGTGAGGTTCAAAAAGTATGGCAATGAACTATAAACCCAGCATGACGAAAGCGGAATTGCTGGAAATCGCCACCGCAAACGGCGTGCAGGCCGATGACAGTATGACAAAAACGGCGATTCTTGCCGCGCTGGACGGCGCAAACAGCCGCGCGCCCGACGGGGCGGAACTGAACACCAGCCCGGAGGAAACCGCCGCAGACGGCCAACAGGCCGCACAGAGCGGCGCAGGACAGGCCGGGGACAGAGAGGGGACCGAGGACACCGCCGGGCAGGAAACGCCCGCAGAGGACGCGCAGGAAGCCCCGGAGGGGTACAACCTGTTCGTCTATGCCGGGCCGTCCCTCCCACGCGGGAGACTGAAAGAAAATGCCGTGTTCAACGGGACGTTCGAGGACGTGAAAGCGTACCTTGCGGACGTGATCGCGGACTATCCCCTTGTAGCGCGGATGATCGTCCCTGTTGAGCGGCTTTCCGCGTTTCACGTCAAGGTGAAAACGCCCGGAAACCTTGCACACAAGTATTACAACGACATTGTTTCGACAATGCGGGGAAACAAGGAGGTATAACAAATGGCAGAGTATTTCCACGGGGTTTCGACGCGGCAGGTTGACACGTCGGTTTCGACCCCTGTTACGGCAGATTCCGGGATTGCGTTCGTCGTAGGCGCGGCCCCGGCGCACACCGTCGGCGGAAGCGTGAACGACCCGATCATGTGCCAGAGTTACGCGGAGGCCGTGGCCGCTATGGGGTACAGCGATAACTGGGGAAACTATCCGATTTGCGAAGCGATCTACGCACAGTTCAAGCTGTACGGCGTATCGCCCGTCGTATTCGTGAACATTCTGGACCCCGCAAAGCACAAGAAGAGCGTTTCGGAGCAGAATTACGCTGTCACGGACGGAAAGGTTCTTTTGCCGCTGGAAGCCCTGAAAGACACGGTGAAAGTCACCGACTATACCGCAGGCGAGGATTTCGACCTGTTCTACGAGGGCGAAAATCTGATTCTTGAAGTGATCGAGGGCGGGAGCATCCCAGAGCGGACGGGAGAACTGACCATTGCGTTTGACGCGGTGGACCCCTCCAAAATCGCGGAGAAAGATATTATCGGCGGTTTTGAGGTAAGCACAAAGAAATATTCCGGGCTGGAACTGATTGACAAGGTTTTCCCGAAATATGGAATTGTGTGCGACATGATTCTTGCGCCGGGATGGTCCCATAAGTCAACTGTCGCGGCGGCAATGCGGGCAAAGGCGGAAACCATCAACGGCGTTTTCCACGGCGCAAAGGCCCTGATCGACATTGACACAACAGAAGTCACGCATTATGCAGACGCGCCCGCGTGGAAGAAAACGCAGAACATCAACGACAAGGCGGAAATCCTTTGCTGGCCCCTGTTCGGGCTGGGCGATTACGTGTTTCACGCGTCGGTCCACACCGCGGCACGGATGACGGCGACCGATTCGGACAACGGCGGTTGCCCGGCGGAAAGCCCCTCCAACAAGTCTTTGCAGATCGACCGGGCGTGCCTTGCCGACGGGACCACCGTTCTTCTCGACCTGAATCAAGCAAACTATCTGAACAGCAACGGCATTGTAACCGCGCTGAATTTCATCGGCGGGTATGTCCTTTGGGGCAATGAAACCGCCTGCTTCCCCGCCGATACGGACGTGAAGAACTACTTCATTCCCGTGTCGCGCATGTTCGGATGGGTTGCGAATTCGCTTGTCCTGTCCTATTGGAGCAAGCTGGACAAGAAGATGACGCGCCGCCTGATCGACAGCATCGTGAATTCCGTCAATATCTGGCTGAACGGCCTTGTCAACGAGGAAAAACTGCTGGGCGGGCGCGTGGAATTTCTGGAAGAGGAAAACAGCGAAACCGCGCTTATGGCTGGCAAGGCAGTTTTCCACATCTACATGACCCCGCCCAGCCCGATGAAAGAATGCGAATTCGTATTGGAGTACGACGCGGACTATGTTTCGTCGGCTTTGGCGGCATAAGGAGGGAAAGACAACATGAAAGTTGACAACGGCACAACCAACTTTGCCGTGTATGAGGACGCGACGGAGTTTTACGGAATGGCGGAAGCTACGCTTCCTGAAATCTCGCAGATCACGGAGGAAGTCAAGGGCGCGGGAATCGCGGGCGCGTTCAACGGCGCGTTCGTCGGGCATATCGAGGCAATGACGCTGACCCTGAATTTCCGTTCTGTGACTGCCGACGCAATCAAACTGGCAGAGCCGCGCAACCACCAGCTTGACTTGCGCGCGGCACAACAGTATTGGGACAACAGCGCGGGCAAGTTCATTCAACAGGCGGTAAAACACGTGCTGATGGTAACGCCGACGAAGTTCGCGCCCGGAAAGCTGGCCCCCGCCGCCTCCGCGGAAGCGTCCGGGGAGTATGCGGCAACCTATTTCGCAACATACATCGACGGGAAAAAGGTCCTCGAAATTGATATTATCAATTTCATTTACTACATCAACGGAACCGACTATCTGGCCGACGTTAGAAAGGCACTTGGCAAGGCATAAGCCCGGCGGGGTCCTCCCCGCTGGGCTTTCCTTTGCCCTTTTTCTGTATTTGAACCTATGAAAATCTGAATGGAGGAATTGACCATGAACGACACCGAGAAAAAAACCACCACAGAGGGCGCAGAGCGGCCCGCAGGCGCGGCGGAAGCCGTCACCAATGAACCAGCACAGGAAGCCGCAGAGAAGCCCGCAGAGGGCAACACGGGCGTTTATACGCACGTGTTCAAGAAGCCTTTCGAGTATGAGGGAAAGACCTACACCGAACTGACGTTCAATTTCGAGCGGCTTTCCGGGCGCGACATGGTTTCCATTGAAACCGAAATGCAGATGAACAACGAATACGCCCTTGCACCGGAAATTTCCCGGAGTTTTCAAGGGAAGATGGCGGCAAAGGCCGCGGGCATCGGAAGCGACGTGCTGGAAGCAATGCCCCTGAAAGATTTCAACAAGATCACCAACGCGGCCAGAAGTTTTTTAATCGACACGGGCTTTTAAGAAGCCCGGCCCGCTGGTGGCGGCGGGAATGCTTCAAACTGGCACAGGCAACCTTTACGCCCGTCCCATTCTGGCTTGACATGACCGTGACGGAGATCACGGCATGGATTGAGGACATCAACGCCGCCACAGCGGAGCAGAAGAACCAGAAAGCGAGGTGAAGAATTTGGCGGGAAGAAAGGAATATGAACTTCTCTTCAAACTGACCGCCGCATTGGGCGGAAACTTCAATGCGGCATTCAGTAGCGCGCTGAATACCACGCGGCAAATGCAAAACAGCCTGCAAAAGCTAAATTCTATCACCGGAAAGATCGACGCGTACAAAAAGCAGGAAGCCGCCCTTGAATCGAACCGTCAAAAGCTGGAACGGCTGACCGCAGAGCATGAACGACTGCAACGGGAAATCAGCGAAACCGGAGAGCCAACGGAAGAACTGCGGGCAAAGATGGCGCAGAACGAACGGCAGATCGCGGCGACCACATCGAGAATCGAGCAACAGGAAGCGCGGCTGAACGAATTGGGCGGAGAACTGTCCGACGCAGGGGTGAACACCTCCCGTCTGACCGAGGAAAACGAACGATTATCCAAAAGTTACGAGCGGGTCAAAAAAAGTCAAGAGGAATTGGCAAAAGTAAACGCCGCGTTGGAACAGAACAACGCGGCGATTTCAAAGACCAAAACGCAACTTGCGGGGACCGTCGGAACCCTTGCGGCACTTGGAACGGCAATTTACGCCGGGCCAGTGAGAAAGGCCGCGGAGTTTGAAGCGCAGATGTCCACCGTAGAAGCCATTTCCGGCGCGACCGCGGATGAAATGAAGCGTTTGTCGGATGAAGCAAAGAGAATGGGTGCGACGACGCAGTTTACCGCCGTTGAAGCGGGAAAAGCCCTCGAATACATGGCAATGGCCGGATGGAAAACAGACCAGATGTTGGGCGGCTTGCCGGGCATTATGAACCTTGCGGCGGCATCTGGCGAGGACTTGGGGCAGGTTTCCGACATTGTGACGGACGCGCTGACCGCGTTTAACATGACGGCAGATCAGGCGGGCCGCTTTGCGGACGTGCTGGCGCAAGCGTCGAGCAATTCAAATACCAATGTGGCAATGATGGGCGCGACTTTCCAAAAAGTGGCCCCCGTCGCGGGCGCGCTGGGATATTCCGTTGAGGACGTTTCCCTTGCAATCGGCCTGATGGCGAATGCGTCCATAAAGTCGGAAGTGGCCGGAACCTCGCTGAAAACCGCCCTTGCGAACATGGCGAAGCCGACAAAGCAGATGAAAGAGTACATGGACAAGTACGGAATCAGCCTGACGAATGCAGACGGAAGCATGAAGTCATTCCGCGAAGTGGTGGACAATCTGCGAAGCAGTCTGGGCGGGTTGTCTGAAACGGAGCAGGTGGCGGCGGCAACGGCCATTTTCGGCAAGGAATCCTTTGCGGGTATGCTGGCGATCGTTAATGCAAGCGAGGCAGATTTTCAAAAATTGTCCGATTCGGTCAACAATTCCGCAGGCGCGGCGGAGCGAATGGCGCAAATCAAACTGGACAACTTTCAAGGAAAAGTAACGCTGTTGCAATCCGCGGTTGAGGGCCTACAAATTGCGCTGGGCGACGCGCTGTTACCGACGTTTACCGAGGGCGCGGAAAAGGCCGCGGAGTTGATCTCCAAACTGACCGAGTTTATCAATGCAAACCCGGAGTTGGTACGGACGATCACAAAGGTTGTCACCGGACTTCTGGCGTTCAAGGCGGCGGGGCTGGTGGCAAAACTGGCGTTCCTTGACCTGAAAGGCGGGGTCCTGACCATTCAAAAGGTCATGGCCCTGTTCAAAGGCAAATTCGCCCTTGCGGGCGTGGAAGCCGTGGGCTTTGCGTCTAAAGTCAAGGGCGTTGCAAAAAGCGTCACAGGGTATTTCGGCGGAATCGGAAGCGCGGCGGGCGGCGTAGGCCGCGCGTTCGGACAGATGTTCGCCGGAACGAAAATCGGAAACCTGTTTTCCGGTATCGGCGGAGCCGTGGGCGGCGTGTTTACCCGCATGTTTTCCAGCGTGGGCGGCGTTGCTACGCGGGCGTTTACCGGAGTAGCGGGAACCATTACCGGAATATTGGGGCGGGCCGGGGCCGCAGTTGCGGCAGGTCCGCTTGGAAAGATCGGAAGCGTGGTTGCAAAGGGGTTCGGAAAGCTGTCAACCCTGTTCGGCCCGCTTCAAAAGCTGGGCGGCGCAATCTTGGGGCCGTTCAGCGGCATTCTTGGGAAAGTGCTTCCCGTCGTGGGTGTGATCACCCTGATTATTTCGGCGGTGCAAATCCTGCGGGACAATCTGGACAAGGTGCGCGAGGTCATCCGAAACGTGTTCGGGGACGCGGGCGTTGAAGTATTCGACAAGATTGTAACTGCAATCTCGAATATCGGAAGCACAATCCAGAGCATCTTCACAGACGGGAACTTGGGCGGAGCGCGGGACTTCCTGATCAACCTGTTCGGAGAGGAAGCGACGGGCGTTATTGACGGCGCGATCACGGTTTTGCAAACTGTGTGGAATATCCTTTCCGGCTTTATTGAGTTTGTGAATACCTATGTCCGCCCGATTGTAGAACAGATTTTTACATTCATCGTTCAAACGGTGCTTCCGCAAATCGCACAGGCGTTCGCGGATTGGGCGCCGACAATCGCTTCTATCCTGCAAGGACTGGCAAGCGTCGTTTCGACGATCGCAACGGCCATTATGTCCGTGATTCAGTTTCTTATGCCGACGATTCAGAACATTATCAGCGTTGCGCTGACGACCATTCAAGGGGTTGTGTCCGGCGCGCTGACGGCGATTAAAGGCATTGTGGACGTGTTCGCGGGCATCTTCACGGGGGATTGGTCCCGCGTGTGGGAGGGCGTGAAAGGGATATTCAGCGGCGTTTGGAATTCCCTGAAAAGCATTGCAAGCGGCGTTCTGAACGGAATTATCGGCCTGATCAACGGCGTGATTTCCGGGCTGAACAAACTGAAAATTCCTGATTGGGTCCCCGGCATCGGCGGAAAGGGCATCAACATTCCGTTGATTCCGACTTTTGCAAAAGGCACGAAAAACACGCCTGACACGTTCATAGCGGGTGAAGCGGGCGCGGAACTTGTCACGAATGCAAGGAACCGGACCGTTTTCAATGCGGCGGAAACCGGGGCGATCTTCCGCAATCTCGCAAACACCGTCAACACCATTCGGGCGGGGGTTGGCGTTCCGGCCCTGCAACTGGCTTATGCAGGCGCGGAGGCCCCCAGCGTGTCGGCACCGTCTATCGCGTCCGGCGCGCGGCAAGCGTCGATCGTCATTCACAGCGCGCCCGTTTTCCATGTTGGGAGCGAGGCGCAGGCGGAGGACATCGAAGAACTGCTACGCAGGCACGACGAAGAACTGCTGGACGAAATCGAAGAGCGGAAGCGGCAACAGGAGGACGACGAAAGGCGGCGGAACTATGACTAAATACACCACCATAGCCGGGGACATGTGGGACGCAATCGCCTATAAAACGCTGGGCGACGAAGCGTACACGGACAGGATTATGAAGCTGAACCCGGAATACCGCCGCCTTTTCGTGTTCCCCGCGGGAATCGTGCTGACCATCCCGGAGCCTGAATCGCAGGTTGCGGCGGGATTGCCGCCGTGGAAAAGGGGGACGGCATGAACGCGAGAAGAGCGGTTATCCGCCTGACCTTTTCGGGGGTGGATATTTCGGCGGACATCAACAAGCATCTTCTTTCACTGACCTACACGGACAACGAAGAGGACAAGACGGACGACCTGCAACTATCCCTTGACGACCGGGAGGGCGTATGGCTGGGAAGCTGGCTGAATACGCCCTCCGCGTCAAAGGGGGCGGAAATCTCCGCCGTGATTGTGCAAAAGAATTGGGAATCGGACGGGAAAGACCGGGTTCTTGACTGCGGCGTGTTCGCCGTGGACACAGTGGACGGGAGCGGGCCGCCCGCGAAAGCGACCATCAAGGCCGGGTCTATCCCCTACGCCTCCACCATTCGGACACAGAAAAAGACGAAAGCGTGGGAGAAATACACGCTTTCCGGCATTGCAAAGGAGATTGCGGGGGCGAACGGGTTTACCTGCATGTTTGAATCTGCGTCCGACCCATTTTATCAGCGGAAAGAGCAAATGCAGGAATCCGACATCACCTTTTTACAGCGGCTTTGCAAAGCGGCTGGAATCTCCCTGAAAGTCACGGCAAAAATCATCGTCCTGTTTGACGCGGCGGCGTATGAGCAGAAAGACGCGGTGCGGACCATCCAGCGGGGAAAAGCAGACGTGGGAAGCTATTCTTTTTCCACGAGCCTGCACGACACCGCGTACAGCAAATGCCACGTGTCCTACACAGACCCGGCCACGGGGACGACGATCGAATATACCTACACCCCGCGGGACGCGGACAAGAGCGGCCAAACGCTGGAAATCAACGAAAAGGTATCAAACCGTGAAGAGGCCCGGCAACTGGCAATGAAGCGGTTACGGGAAAAGAACAAAGGAGAATTCAAGGCATCGTTCAAGCTGGCCGGGGACGCGCGCCTTGTGGCGGGCGTAACGGTTCAGGTGGCCGGGTACGGGGCGTTCGACGGAAAGTACATCATCGAAACGGCGACGCATTCCATATCCCGAAGCGGGTATAAAACCGATCTGACCTTGCGCCGTGTGCTGGAGGGCTACTAAATGAGCGAATTATCCGTTTTGAAAAATATGGTCCGAACGGGCATCGTCTCTTCTGTCAACGCAGGGAACCGAACGGCCCGCGTGACCTTTTCGGACAAGGGAGAAAGCCCGATTGTTTCGGGAGAACTGAAAGTTCTGAAAAATGCGCCATTCATCCCGGCGCAGAACGCGCCGCAACGGACGGAAACCGAGAGCGGCGGAAGCGGCGACGCGGCCTTTGCGGGCCACAGCCACGCCGTCAAGATCAGCCCGTGGCTACCGTCGCCGGGGGATTACGTGCTTTGCATCTACCTCCCGACAGAGGACGGGGACGGGTTCGTGATTGGGGGGATTTGACGATGGCGGAAATCGGAAGCTGGGGGACGTTCACCTTTTACGTTTCCCGGTCATCCATCAAGACGTTTGACGATCTGAAATGGGAAAGTTCGGTGAAGTACGCCACGCACGAGCGGCATTTGAAAGAGCCGCTTTTGGAGTTCACCGGGCAGGACGTGGAAAGCATGTCTTTCACCATGTTCTTTTCCGTCTTTTTGGGCGTGAACCCCATCGCGGAGGTTGCGAACCTGCTTCAAACCATGCGGCGGGGCGAGGCCCATTATCTGATCATCGGCCCGAAAGCGTATGGGACGAACAAGTGGGTCATCACCAAACTGTCAAATTCCCTGCAACGATACGACCGGGGCGGGAACCTGCTGGCCGCGTCGGTCAATGTAACCATGCAATCATATTCGAGCAGATAGGAGGGCGGACGATGGCTTACACCGTAAAGGCATACGCCCTTGAAAAAATCAACCTCGCGCCGGAGGACATCACGGAAGAGGTATTGCAGAACGTGGCGATCATCCTTTCCACACCGAAATTTTCCGTTCCGTTGGAGCGGGGCTTGGGGCTGGCGCAACGGTTTCTTGATAAACCGATTCCGGCGGCGCAGTCAATCTTGATTTCGGAGGTACTCGAAGCGATCGAGGAATTCGAGCCGCGGGCAGAGGTGGAAAACGTGACCTTTGAGTTGGGGGACAGGCCGGGGACCCTGATTCCCATTGTGGAGGTGAAGATCATTGACGGCGACGAATAGGAGTTACCCCGATATTTCCTTTGTGGAAACCGACACGGAAGCAATCGTGAACGCGTTGATTCAGTCATACGAGAAGTTCACCGGGCGCACGCTGTACCCGGCGGACCCGGCGCGGCTTTTCATTTTGTGGGTGGCGGACATCATCGTTCAAGAGCGGGTGAACATCGACTTTTCGGCAAAACAGAACGTGCCGCGATACGCGGAGGGGGAATATCTGGATTCCCTCGCGGAACTGTTCAAGGACACGTACCGATTGGAGCCGGAAAAGGCGAAAACAACCTTGCGCTATACGCTGTCCATCAAACTTGACACCGCGACCGTCATCCCGGCAGGGACCCGCGCAACACCGGACGGCGACGTTGTGTTTGCCACGCTTCAAGACCTGACCATTCCGGCGGGCCAGTTGTCCGGCGACGTGGCGGCGGAATGCACGCAGGCGGGAGAAATCGGGAACGGCTTTGTTCCGGGGCAAATCAAACAGGCGGTTGACGTGTTCCACTACTTTCAAAGCGTGTCGAACACAACGGAAAGCGCGGGCGGCGCAGATGAAGAGAGCGACGCGGCATTTTATGAACGGCTACGGGAGAGCGTGGAAACATACTCCACAGCGGGGCCGATGGGCGGATATGAGTATTTCGCAAAATCCGCGTCGGCCCTGATCGCGGACGTAAAAGCCACGTCGCCGGAGCCGGGAGAAGTGGACGTGCGGGTTCTGCTGGCAGGCGGAGAACTGCCAGAGGAAGAAATCTTGAAAGAGGTTTCGGAAATCCTGAACGCGGACACGGTGCGCCCACTGACTGACCATGTGACCGTCAAGGCCCCGGAAACCGTGGCATACAACATCGACGTGACCTACTACACACAGGAGGGCGGCGCAATCAGCGACGACGTGATTTCGGAGAACGTAAACGCGGCGGTGGGCGCGTTCAAGAAATGGCAGGCGGAGAAGATGGGGCGGGACGTGAACCCGTCCTATTTGATTCAACTGCTTATGCAAGCCGGGGTAAAGCGGGTGGAGGTCCGCGCCCCGGCTTTTGCGACGGTGAAAGACAATCAGGTTGCGAAAATCGGAACGACCACCGTTACGAACGGGGGTGCGGAAAGTGAATGACAACGAACTGCATTCGGCAGATTATACGCGGTCCCTCCCCCCTCCCCTGAAAAACGACCCGACCATGACGGCCCTTGCGCGGGTCATTGCGGAGCAGTTGCAAGGGACCGTCCGGCAGATCGGGAAGAACATCATATACGCCCGGATTGACGAACTGGACGAACAGACGCTTGACGTGCTGGCCTATGACCTGCATGTGGATTGGTACGACTATTCCTATCCGATCGAAGTCAAGCGGCAGACCATCCGGGACAGCGTGCGCGTTCACCGGAGGTTGGGGACGAAATACGCCGTCGAAACCGCGCTGGGGGCGGTATTCCCCGGAACGCGGGTGCAAGAGTGGTTCGAGTACGGCGGAGAACCGTACATGTTCAAAGTCATCATCGGCGCGACGGAATCGGGGATATCGGCGGACCGGCAAGCGGCGGTTTTGGAGCGGGTGCGCTTTTATAAAAACCTCCGGTCCCATTTGGAAGCAATCAGTTATCAGATTGAGAAAAAAGCGGCAGTATTCACGGCGGCGGTCCATTCCGTCGGCGTGCGGCTGGAAGTTTACCCCTATCTTGCGGAGGACATCGAGGAAACGGCGCGCATCAAGGCCGGAGCGGGCCACACCGTCGGCGTGCGCGTGGACATTTACCCGCATGTTTACCGGAAGATGGGGGCAGATTGGCGCGCGTTATGCGCCGCTTATATTCAGCAAACCGGGAAACTTGAAATCTTCCCGCAGAACAGAACGGAGGCGTAACAATGGCGGAAATCGAAAACAAATACGGAAGTATTGTGACCGACGTAGGCATTCAGCTTGTCACGGAAGCGGTCATGGAGGGCCAGAAAGTCAATATTACGACCCTTGCCGTGGGAGACGGCGGCGGAAGCTACTACAAGCCGAATTCCACCATGACTGCCCTAAAGGGCGAGAAATGGCGCGGAAAGGTAAACCGCGTGGAGGTCAATGAGAAATCCCCGAACATGATTGACGTGGTGGCGGTGGTCCCCTCCGACGTGGGCGGCTGGACTATCCGGGAAATGGGCGTGTTCGACGACGCGGAAGAGCCGAACATGATCGCCGTTTGCAATACGCCGGACACGGAAAAGGTCATTATCACCAGCGGAGCCGCCGGGGAAATTGAACTGACTATGCACATCGAAATTTCCAACACGGGCGCGATCTCTTTTGTCATTGACCCGAACGTGGTAACGGCCACGAAAAAGGACCTTGCAGACCACAACACGTCGCAGACGGCGCACGCCGCGGAGTTTGAGAAAAAGGCAGATGTTACCGCCCTGAACGACCACGCGAACAACAGCGACATTCACGTGAACCCCACGACGATGGGGAACTATGACACGGCCATTGCCGGACTGATCGACCACACGGAGGACACAGAAGTTCACGTTCAGCCGGGCGAGCGGGCCGCGTGGGACGCAGGCGCGGAGGCCGCAGAGCAGGCGGAGGCGGACGCGGCGGAAGCCCTGTCCGCTATTGCGGGGCTGGAAAGCCGCGTTTCCCGCGTGGAAGATGGACTGTTCAACAACATCACCGGAAACCCGTTTCTTGTGCAATTTGATTCCCTCGACGGGGTGGTTATGACAAAGGGCATTTGGAACGCGGCCCGAAACAGAATCGAATGTTGAGGGAATACGCCTGCACACGGCGGGAACTGTCCTGCATCATCGGGAATCTGTTTGCGGAACTGGACCCGCCTTGCGCCGCGTGCGATTCCGACGCTGACGAACTGACGATCAGCGGGCGGACCTATACCGGGGCACAGGCGGTTCTAACTGTCACGGAATGGGGATTCCGGTTCGACGGGGACCCGTCGGAGATCGAAGAAATCCGGGGAAAGAGGTGCTTGCGGCGTGGCGGATGAAAAGGAATTTATCATCATCACGAAAGCGAAAGATTTAGCATTTCACACCTACGACATGACCACCGCCCGCCGCTTTCCGAAGCGGCACGGGAAACTTGCGGTTGATTTGATGACCTTTGCGCGGGAAATCGTGGTTCACATTCAGGACGCAAACGAACTTGATATTACGGACGCGGGAGAGTTCCGGGAACGGAGGTATGAACAGAAACAGGCCCTTTCACGTTGTAAAGACATGCTGTTTTTGATCGAACTGGCCGAACGAAAGAACCTGATTTCAACGGCGCAATGCGCGGCGTGGACAAAGTACGCCGTGGAAGTAAAACGGATGACGGCCAGTTGGAGAAAAAAGGACCTCGAACGGTTCACGGAATCCAGACAACGGGGAAATGCGCCGCGGCGGTGATCGCCGGGGCGTTTTTCTTGGGGTGCGGCTTGTAGCGTCGAACTCGTACAACGTCCGCAACGTCAATTCCTCCGGCGCGATGAACTGGAACAACGCGTACAACGGCAACAGGGGCGTTCGCCCGCTTTGGTGGAATACCGCGAATGAGTAAGCCAACGGCTGAAAACAGAGGACCACTATCAAAGGAAGCCGCATCCCTCCGCCGCGGTGACAGCGCGACGGTAAACACAAGATTGGTGAAGCAAGGCCCACGGGAACCAGCTTCCGCCCCGCCACGGGCGCGCGGCGGGGTCCGATGATGAAGCATTGCGACGGCAGGCGGAGGACCGTTTGCCGCCCCCGCAAGGCGGATTCTATACACGGCAAGGAGCATTTTTTATTATGCAACAAACAGAATTCGAGCGGGTACACGATTTCGGGAACCTGTACGCAGGGTTTCTAAAAGCCCGCCGGGGCAAACGGGGCAAAGCAAGCGTTGCGAAGTTTGAAGCAAACCTGCTGGAAGCCCTGTGCCTGCTTTCGGAAATGCTGAAGAACAAAACCTATCGCCCGTCGGAATATTTCGTATTTCGGGTTTACGAACCGAAAGAACGCATTGTTATGACCAACGCGTTCAAAGACAAGGTGGTTCAGCATTCCTTATGTGACAATGTGTTAGAACCAGCGTTTTCCCGCACCTTTATCCGCGACAACTACGCGTCGCAGGCCGGGCGCGGGACGCATGACGGACTGTATCGACTGGAAGCGTTTATGCGGTCCTATTATTTCGAGCGGAAAGCACGGGAAGAACAACGGTGCCGGGAGGAGGGGTTGCCGCGGCCCGACCCGCGCGCCGCCCATTATGCGGACGGCTGGGTTCTGAAATGCGACATATCAAAATATTTCTACTCAATTCCGCATGAACCATTGAAAGCAATGGTGCGCCGCTTCATCCGGGACCCGGACGTTCTGTGGCTTGTCGATATGATCATTGACAGCACGGACGACCCCGGAATTCCGATCGGCAACCAGACTTCACAATGGTTCGCGGTCATGTACCTTTCGGGGCTTGACCGCTTCATAAAAGAGAAATTGGGAATCCGCTATTATGGGCGGTATATGGACGACTTTTACTTGATTCACGAGGACAAGGCGTATTTGCAGTATTGCCGCCGGGAGATTGAAAAGTACGTGGCCGGGCTGGGACTGAAACTGAACAACAAGACAAATATTTTCCCGTTGCGGAACGGAATTGATTTCCTTGGATTCCGAACCTACATGACCGACACGGGGAAGATCGTGCGAAAGGTAAGGAGGAACAGCAAATGTAACGAGCAACGGAAATTGAAGAAACAGCGGGGCTTGCTGGACAAGGGGGAAATTACCCTTGCGGCAATCGAACAGTCATACGGAAGTTGGCGGAGCCATGCGGCAAAGGGCAACTGTCACCACCTTATCCGGGAAACGGACCGCCTGTTCAAAAAATTATTCAAGGAGAGTGTTAAACAATGGCAAAAAGTTTAAGTTCCCTTGCCGTTGGCGCGCTGGTCAAGGACACGGGGACGCTTTACAACGGGAAACCGATTATTTGGAAAATCGCGGACAAGAACCACGCCGGGTTTCCGGCGAATTCCGTCACGCTGATCACGGAGCGCATTATCTCGCTGAAATGCTTTGACGCTATGGAGCCGAGCAACAACGACGGAAACCGCCGTTCCTACGGAAACAACCGCTGGATTTGGTCAAATATCCGTCGATGGCTGAACAGTCAAGCGGGGGCGGGCGCGTGGTACGCGGCCCAGCACGGGCAGGACGCGCCGCCGAACAACTCGAATGTGTGGAGCAACTACAACGAGTACGAGGCAGAAGCGGGCTTTCTGGCGGGGTTCTCCGCGAATTTCATTGCCGCCCTGCTGACCACGAACCGGACCGTCGGAAAAGCGCAGGTGGACGGCGGTGGAACAGAAACATGCACCGACAAGATTTTCTTTGCCACGTCAACGGAAGTTGGATTGTCGGGCGACGTGGTGGCCGGAAGCAAACTTGCGCTATTTACAGATGACAATTCCCGCAAGGCGAAGCCAACGGCGGAATGCGTATCAAAAAGCGAATACCAGACAAGCAATTTTAACGTCAATGACCATTGGTGGTGGTGGCTTGCGGACGCTTATGCGTCGAACTCGTACTACGTCCGCGGCGTCAATTCCTCCGGCGCGATGAGCTGGAGCGACGCGTACCTCGGCGACAGGGGCGTTCGCCCGCTTTGTAATCTAAAATCTGAAATCTTGGTATCTGACAGCCCGGATTCGGACGGCGCATACACGATTATTTGGAACCGCGCCCCGTCGGTCCCGGATTCCATCGACGTTCCGAGCGACGTTCGGGGCGGCGAAAAACTGACCGTGACGTGGGGGACCTCCACCGACCCGGACAACAACCTTTCGGGGTACATCCTCGAACGGCAGTACAACGGCGGCGGCTGGGCGCAGGTCTACAAGGGAATCAACCGGACGTACACCGACCAGATCACAAAGGGCTGGGAGAATGTGGCGTACCGGGTCAAGGCATACGACAGCGCGGGCGCAGAATCGGCGTACAAAACCAGCGCGACACGGACAGTCATCAACAACACGCCGCCCACGATCAGCGGGACAGATACGGACCTTGGGGCAAAGACCGGAGCGTTCGACCAGAGATACACTGTCACCGACCCGGACAGCGGCCAGACGATCACCGTCGTTGAGAAGATCGACGGAACGCAAAAGCGGTCCTACGCCGCGACCAGCGGGCAGGAATACACGTTCAGCGTCACCGCGGATGAATGGCGGAAGCTGTTGAACGGGTCCCACACGCTGACGGTGACGGCGACGGACAATTACGGCGGAGCCGCGACGCGGACTTACACATTCAGCAAGAACGAAACTGAAATCGAACTGACCCTTGCAACGCCTCTTGAAGCCGACGACATGGTGACAAAGGCGATTATGTCCATCACCCGGCAGATTCCGGCGGGTGCAGAATTCACCGTGGAGGCGTGCAACAACGGCCACGACGATTCCCCCGCGTGGGAGGACGTGACGCAGGCCGTCACCAGCGGGAGCAAGTTTTTCCTTTCCAACGACAGCAAGACGGCGGAGGAATGGGGATTCAATTTCCGAATCAAGGTGAAGCGGAACAGCGCAAGCGGGGATTGCTTTATTTCATCCGTGGGAGGGAATTTTGAATGAGCGTACAGCATAAGCGGACAAGTATCAAGAACAAGCCGAAAACGGTTGAAGAGTTGACCGCGCAGGGGGCGGAACTGGAACGCAAGGTTTCGGAGTTGGAGCAGAGCGGCGGGGGCGCGTCCCCGGCCATGCAAGCGGCGGTCATGTCCGCCCGGCTGACCATGAACGACGAAATCAAGGCTGGGAAACGAACAGGAACCGACGTTGTGGCTTGTGAAGCGTTGTTCGAGGAATGGAAGCCCGGAAAATATGAGAAAGACGACGTGCGGGTTCACGACGGGCAGGTGTGGCGGTGCTGTCAACCACACGACAACAAGAACAACCCCGATATTGAGCCGGGCAAATCTCCGGCGCAATGGGTCCCATATCACACCACAGACCCCCAAAAGGCAAAACCGTTCATTCAGCCCACGATGGCGGAAGATTCCTACCAAAAGGGCGAAGTCTGCTTGTGGACTGACGGCAAAGTTTATCGGTCCACGATGGAAACCGCAAACGCCTATTCCCTCGCAGACTATCCGCAGGGATGGGAAGTTGTGGACATGGAGTAAGCGAACACCCCGGCGCGGACCTGTACCGCGCCGGGGCCATTCTATCACGGGAGGAAAAGGAACGTGACAATCACCGAACTTCTGTCCGGCGGCGGTGGGATTGTCGGGCTTTTGCTGGTGCTTCTGACGTTGGTTCAGATTGCCCCTATCAAGGTCAATCCGTGGACGGCGATCGGAAAGGCCGTCGGGCGGGCGATCAACGGGGACGTGATCGAGAAGTTAGAAGAAACCCGGCGAACCCTTGACGATCACATCAAGACCGACGACGCGCGCAACGCAGACATGCACCGGGCCGCGATTTTACGGTTCAACAATGAACTATTGCGGGATATTCCCCACACGCGGGAAGAATTTTTTGAAGTTTTAAGCGAAATTGACTTTTACGAGCAATATTGCGACACCCACAAAGAGTATATCAACAACCGCGCAACACACGCCGCCGCAAACATCAAACGAGTTTACGACGACAGATTGATAAAGCATGATTTTTTATGAAAGGCGGTGTGAAACGTGCTTTACCTTATCAGCGCCGCCGCCGGGCTAATCGGTGGAATTGCCGCGGTCCTCCTATTTGGCGGACGGCGGAGCCGCCGGAAGAAAGAGCAGGACCGCCGAAAGATCGAGTTTTCAAAACTGGTTCTTTCGGCGGTGCTTTTAACCTATTTCGCGGGGTTCGTCGTCGGCGTTCGTGTCGTCATCCTTGACCCCTCGCAACTGGGCGTTTTCCTTGCTTATGTAGGGACCCCGGCGGCAACGGCTATCGGCTTTTACAGTTGGAAAGCAAAGGCGGAAAACGTGGTGAAGATCAAACAGGCGAACCCGACGGCGACGGAGGGAATGCCCGTAGACCTGAACAACATTCAGCCATAGCGGAGGAACACAAATGACACAGGAACAGAAAACATTTATTGAGCGGGTGGGCGCGCTGGCCGCGGCGGATATGCAGAAAAACGGCGTTCTCGCCTCCCTGACAATCGCACAGGCGATCTTGGAAAGCGGCTGGGGAAAATCCGGCCTGACCGTCAAGGCAAACGCCCTGTTCGGCATCAAGGCCGGGGCAAGCTGGAAAGGCCGTGTTTACAGCACGAAAACGCAAGAGTGTTACGACGGCGTGACCTTTACCACCGTGACGGCCCTTTTCCGGGCATACGACAGTTGGGAAGAGAGCGTGGCGGACCATTCGGCCCTACTGACGGGCGCGGCACGGTATAAAGCCGTCGTCGGGGAGCGGGACTATAAAACCGCTTGCCGGGCGATCAAGGCGGCAGGCTACGCCACGGACCCGAAGTACCCGGACAAGTTGATTCAGATTATCGAATCATACGGCCTGACGGCCTACGACGGCGCAGGACAGGCCGGAGCGGGCGGCGGGTCAAATATCACGGCTGGGGCGGAACGCCCCGCAGACGCGAAAGGAGAGGGCAAAATGAAAGCGTCTGAATTCATCAAGAAACTGCAAGACATCGTGGACCATTACAAGACACTGTACGTCATGGGCTGTTTCGGCGCGCCCCTGACAGGGGGCAACGTGTCCCGGTACTGCCAGAACCACAGCTACAACAAGCAGGCGGCGCGCACGGCCATGATCAAGGCCGTGGCGAATCAGAACCCGCCCGTTTTCGGCTTTGACTGCGTGTGCATGATCAAGGGCGTTTTGTGGGGCTGGAACGGCGACGCATCCAAAACCTACGGCGGCGCGTCCTATGCCTCCGGCGGTGTGCCGGACATCGGGGCTGACACCATGATTACGAAGTGTTCCGGCGTTTCCACCGATTTCAGCAAGATTGTTCCGGGGGAAGCCGTCTGGCTGAAAGGTCATATCGGCGTTTACATCGGCGGCGGAAAGGTGATTGAGTGTTCCCCGGCGTTCAAGAACTGCGTGCAGGTGACGGCGTGCCTGAACATCGGCGCAATCTCCGGCATGAACGGGCGCAGGTGGACCAAACACGGCAAATTGCCGTATATTACCTATGACACCGCAGGCGCGGCCACAGGCGGCGCAGGAACGGCGCAGAAGCCCGGCGGGACCTCCGACACCTCCGGCGCGCTGGCGTTCGCCGTGGGCGACGTGGTGCAGTTTACGGGCAACACGCACTACACCAGCGCGGCGGCGGCAAGCGGGAAAGCCTGTAAGCCCGGCCCGGCAAAAGTCACCATGATTTCAAAGGGCGCGAAACACCCGTACCACCTTATCAAGCAGGCGGGCGGCGGGTCCACGGTTTACGGCTGGGTCAACGCGGCGGACGTTCAGAGCGAGACGGACGCGGCCATTGACAAGCTGGCCGGGCTGGGGGTCATCAACTCCCCGGACTACTGGAAAAACGCCGTCGCAGGCGGAAAGGTGGCCTATCTGGATATTCTGTTCACGCAGGCCGCGGCGAAGATTACAAAGGCCGGGCCGCGAACCGCGGACGTGAAATCGGGCGTTGGCGCGCTGGTGAAAGCCGGGGTCATCAACACCCCGGAATATTGGTTGCAGAACTACGGGAAATTGCAGAGCCTTGACCTGCTTCTTTGCGCGCTGGGCGGGGCTGTGTAAAAACGAAAGGAGAAACGAATTATGAACATCATTCAATTTCTGGCCGCGAATTGGGACAGTGTTCTTGTGGTCCTCGCGTTCCTTGTGCTGGTTGTCGTACTTATCAAGCGCGGCGAAACAAAGGTTTTGAAGAAGATTCTTTTTAATCTTGTGACACAGGCAGAAAAGCAGTTCGGGAGCGGGACGGGTGAATTGAAGTTTGCCGCCGTCGCAGACTGGATTTATCAGAGAATTCCGGCGGTGCTGAAACTGCTGTTCACGGAAAAGGATATTGCGACTATGATTGAAGCCGTATTGGAGGAAGCGAAAAAGGCGTGGGGAACCAACGAGAATTTGAAAGAGTACGTGGAAACCCCGCCCGCCGAAACCATGCTGGCAATCGGAATTAAACAGGACGCGGAAGAGGAAGCAGACGCGCCCGCGGAAAGTGAATAACTGTCCGATTCGGACAGAAACGAAGCCCGCCGGGGGTCATTCCCCGGCGGGCTTTTTTGTTTGCGATTATAAATTTTCAGGGAAACAGGGTATATGATCGAATGCCGCGGAAATGATCTTGTCAATGTCGATCATCATCTTGCGCGTGTCCGCGCCGCACCCGTCATGCACAGAAAGAACCTTTTCTTTCCATGCGTCAATCTGCTTTTCTAACTCCGAATTTTCCATAAAAAACGTCCTTTCTTTATTGAGGCGGG